AGACAACACTGCCGTTGTCTCCAATCAGTGCCACGAGCGATTCATCATTGAGCACTGCATTTAGTATGCGCATGCGAAACATCGACAGCTCCACCCAGACCTCGTTGATCATGTTGTCCAGAGTGTCGTTGTTGACGTCGTCTCGCGGCGTCAGCGCGAGGAAGATCTGCGGCCGCAGCGTGAACACAGCAGCCGGCATCTTCGTGAAGTTCTTGTTAGCGATCTCGGTCCTCAGTCGCTCAACGCCGTCGAGGAGTATGATGCCGGGCGTCTTGTCGCGTGGCGGCAGCTCTCCGCGATCCCTGAACACGCCCCTGATGCCGGAGACCGCGCCGAGCAACTCTGTGAGCCGCACCATGATCATCTCGCGCTTGTCCATCATCGACGCACCTGCAACGACCAGAAGATCACGAGCCCCGGGGTAGGCTCCTCGCGCCCCGGTCGCTGCGTGATGCGATACGGTGGCTGCTCAGTGCCGTCTGGGTTGAAGACGACGAGGCTGTCGGACTCCTTGTCTGGCGCCGGCGACAGAACCGCAGAACCGTCCGGCACCAGCGCACTGACCATCGCCTTGCGATCCTCGGGGTCGATCATCTTTCCGACGCGCTCCTTCGGCTGAAAGTCGACGACGCACGCCGCGCAGTCTCGGTCGGGCGACCCGCGCCTGCGCAGCACCGCGCGACCGCCACCGGACCACGCCGCGATGTGCTTGTGCCAGCGGAGCCGCGACGCAGTGAAGTCGAGTACCGGCATCAGATGATACCTATGGCTGGCACGTTGATGGTCGCAAGGTCGAGGTATCGAGACCCGTATGACGTAGTCGTGTAGTCGCCAAGATCCGGCTTTACACCATCGTCCGCGTACGTGATGCTCATGCCGCCCATGCTCTCGGACTTGATGCGCTGCCCCGTGCCAGACTGCGCCCGCGAGATGGTCACCATCAGGTGGTGTCCGACGAGGTACATGACGGCGATAGATCGATCGGCCTCGGACGTCCACTCCGTGGCGTCACCGAAGCTGAGCATGGACTCCTCGATGGCGAACTCGACCACGCCGTCCGCCAGTCCTGCGAACTCGGGGAACTTCATCTTGATCGACGTGGCGGTTGGGGTGATCATGACCGCTACGCCAAGTCAGAGGAGCGTGGGGCTGCGGGCTTCGCGGGCGCGGTCGACGAGTCGTCCAAAGGGCCGCCACCATTGCTCTTTGACAAATCAGTGATGAAGTCCGTGATCTCTTTGATGTCAGACTTGACCACGTCGAGCGCACCATGCGCCAGCGCAAATGCCTCGGGCGCCTCCTTGCTCGCGAGTCCCTCGACGCGATCCAAGAGCTTCCCAGCCTCGTCGTCGATCCCGGACCTCAGCTTGTCCATAGCAGCCCTCAGTCCCTTGAACTTTGGTGTCATCTCATCTCTCTCCTGCTCACATTGTATCTGCAACTCGCAGAGTTTGATTAGTATCGTGTTGCGCTGTATCTGCGCCCTGCAGAACTGGACGACGATCTGCAGTCTTACAATATCGTCCACACTAGATCCTGTTCTCAGTGGCCGTCACCGTCATGATCCCAACCGTCACAGTGTCCACGTTTCCACCCTCGTCGACCACCGTCGCCTCGTGGTAGTAGTTGCGGAGGAGCCCGACCGTGTCCGACGCACTGAGCAGTACCGAGAACGTCATCGGTGGCGAGGGCAAGATCTCGATCCCACCCCCCGACAGCGAGGACTTCTGAATGACCGGGGGGCTCCCGGGTACTGGTGAGCCGAACGCCTGCTCGAACACGCGCCAGTAGACCGTCGACGTGCGCAGCGAGTCGCCCGGGATGGAGCTGGTTATGGTGACGACGACGTCGTGGCTGTTGTCGGCTGGCACGGAGAAGTTTTGAATCACTGGTTGCATGTCAGTTTCCTACGTCGCCGCTGATGATCGTCGGTCCTCGACCACCGCCGAGGTTCGTACCATCTATCCTGCCGTCAAGTTCGTCCGTGCTGATCGCGCCGCTGAGACCGGCTGAGTCGATGGACGCTTGAAGAACATTGATCTGCTCCGACCCGAACAGGCGCGAGACGCCGCGCCTCGGGAACGTCTTTATGGCGCACGAGTCGATCGCCGTGCACGACTCCAGCAGGTCGGCGAGTCGAGTCACGCTTGCGGTCGCCGCGTCGGAGGCCGACGCGGCCTCGGCAGCAATGCTCGACCACGCGGCCGTGGCGACGACGATGTCGCCCGCTGCGATCGTCTCCAAGATCGTGGCCAGCGTCGCGCACGTCGAGGTATCGCTGGCCGCAGCCGCCTCGACCACTGCAGCATCGAGCAGCTGCGCTGCTGACGACGAGTCTGCGGCGGATGCTGCTTCGGTCGTGCTGGCCACGAAGGTGATGGCCGTGGTCGACGTGTCGATCGCGCTCGCGGCCTCCGCTACGGAGCCTAGGACGATCGCGCCACCGCCAGTCGACGAGACCTCGTCGGCAGCTGCGGCCTCCGCTGCGGAGCCCACCAGTACCGAGGCGCCGGTCGTGGCGTCCGCCGCGCTGGCGGCCTCTGCGGTGCTGGCCGCAGTGGTGTTGGCCCCGCTCGGCGCGTCCAGTGCCCCAGCAGCCTCGGCCGCACTGTCGTTGAGAATTGCGGCCCCACTAGGCGCGTCCAGCGCCCCAGCGGCCTCGGCCGTGCTGTCGTTGAGAACTGCCGTGGTGGCCGGCGCGTCCAGCGCCGCAGCGGCCTCGCTGGCACTGGCCGCCAGCACGGCGGCCGTGGTGGGCGCGTCCAGCGCCCCAGCGGCCTCGGCCGTACTGTCGTTGAGAACTGCTACTGCAGCGGGCACGTCCAGCCCGGCAGCGGCCTCGGCCGTGCTGTCGTTGAGAACTGCCGTAGTGGTAGGTGCGTCCAGCGCCGCAGCCGCCTCGGTCTCACTGGCCGTGAACGTGATGGCAGTGGTCGGTGCGTCGATCGCGGTTGCCACCTCAGTCTCACTGGCCGCGAAGGTGATGGCATTGGTTGAGGTATCAGATGCCGCAGCGGCCTCGGTCGTACTGGCCACGAAGGTGATGGCGGTCGCGGGTACGTCTGATGCAGATGCGTCCTCGGTGATGCTGGCCGCGAACGTGATGGCCGTGGTCGGTGAGTCGGTCGCCGAGGCGGCCTCGGTGATGCTGGCCGCGACTACGCTGGCCGTGATCTCGTGGACGGCGACGTCGCCGAGTAGGTAGAAGTGGGACGCGTTGTCGCAGACTCCGAGTCCACCGAGCGCACCGTCACCGAGCAGGTAGAACGTCACGACAGCACGACCATCGGGTCGACGTAGTAGGTCGTCGACGCCTTGCCAGCCTTCACGATTATGTTGATCGGACCCTTCTGCGCCGGGGTGAACGTCGCCGTCAGCTTGAACGGTGACCAGCCCGCGCCGCTACCGCCTCCGTTCCAGCTGCTGGCGTCCGACGACACCGCAGCAGCGACCGCGATCAGATCGGCCTTGGCCGACGTCGCGATCGACCCCTGAGGCGTGCTGGACGATCCGAGATACTCGACGTCGATGAATATCTCGTCGTTGTTTGGCAGCGTGCCGGAATTGATGGTGCCGTAGATCGTCGCGGTGACGTTCGACGTCGAGTCATTCCAGATCGCGGTCGGTATGGCCTCGAACGGAAGATTGAAGCTCGCATTCGCCGTCGTAACGATCTTCCACGATATCGGCGTGGTGCCGTCAGTCGCGCCGCCCGAGCGCGTGATGGTCGTCTCGTCGTCCAGCGTCCCGGTGTAGCGGTCGCGATGCACCTTGTAGTTCACGCCGGTCGACCCGCACCGGATGAGATCAGTGCTGACCGATCCAATGGCAGCCGAGGCGGATACCATGGTCACAGACGCGTTAAGCTTGCAGTCCATTAGCCGCACCCACACGCTCGCGGCGCCGGCAGTGCTGCTGATGAGCGTCTTGCCGCTTCCGGCACCGCTCAGGTCGACGTCGCTGATGTCGATCGATCCACCGCGACCAGCGGTGAACTGAAACAGCGCCGTCGGTATCGTGCCGGCAAGGGCGGTCAGCGTGTTGCGCCACCTGAACGTGCCGCTGATCACGAATCCCTGTCCCGTACCAGCGAACGACACGGTTGTGTTCTCGAACTCCACGTAGTCACCAGCAGCCGCGCCGGAGTTGCCTATGGAGATGGTCCCCGCGCCGGTGCTGACGATCTTGATCGTGCAGTTAATGTACTTGTAGGAGCAGCTGTTGGGTGTGCTCGGCATGTTGATGACGGGCGAGCCGGACGAGTTGCCAGCCGCGATGACGAGGCCGTAGAAGATCGACGCACCACCCGTAGCCGAGCTGTTGATCGCAATGCCGGCGTTACCCGTCGTCGCGATCGAGCCCGTCGTGCGGAGGTCCGCCGACACCGGAGGCACGCTGCCAGAGTGATTGACGCAGATGAACTTGCACGGGCTCGCGCTCGTGCCCGGCGACGTGAAGGTGAGTGCCGTCGCGGAGGACTCGGCGTGGTCCTCCGAGATGTAGAACACGTCGCCCGCGACCTTGCCCGACGCGAGCGCGAGCGTCAGCGTAGTGTAGGCGTTGGTCCAGCTGGAGCCGTCACCCGTACCCGCAGCCCCCGACCTCACGTAGTAGGGAGACGCCATGTGCTACATGCTCGTCGTGTAGGAGACGTTGAGCGTATCGCCGTTGCTCACGGTCTTGTCGCCGCCGCTGAAGAGACCGGCCGACCACAGCGTACCGTGCGCGTCGTCTTTGGTGTTGACCGCGTTCGTAAAGAACACGATGAAGCACCCCTTGACAACGACGTTGCTGCCGCTGCTGATCGCGAACGACAGCGCTGCGCTGAGCGCCTTCGCCCCGGCGCTGGCCGAGGACCACGCGCACGTCTTGCGATTGCCGGTGTAGCCGGGGGTGTTCGTTCCACCCGCCTCCTTCCAGCCGTTGGTGCCGTTGATCTGCGTCCCCACGTCGGTCGCTGCGATGGCACTGTAGCTCACCGCACTGATGAGGCCCATGTATGGCCCCGTGACCGTGTAGGACGACCCGGCGAGGAACGTGTCGAAGGCGACGTTCTTGCCCTCGGTCATGACGGTGTTGTCGATGGTGTCGGTCCACTTGACCTTGCCGTCCGGGCCGATGCACTCGGCTGTGTAGACGCCGCGAGCCGAGAGCACGTCGGACTGATCGCTCCCACGCGTCACGCTGGCGCCGACGCTGTCAGCTGCCGATGTATTCTCGCTCTGCATGTTGATGGCTCCTACTTGTTTGACTGTTTGCCTGTGGACTTCGAGTCCGGCTCCTTAGTCGTCTTCAGGTCCGGCTCCTTGTGCTCTGGCTGCTCATCCGAGAGCGTGAGCAGGAGGTCACTGTTCTCCTTACCCTTGCCGCGCGTACGAGCGATCAGCTCCTCGGCGATGTCGTCGGACAGTGCGACGCCGTCCCGCGACTCGCCAGCACCGATGTGGTACTGTCGCTGATTGGGCCGGGCGCCGTCGTAGATGACTCTCGCGGCCCTTGTCGGATTCTGGATGTCGTAGTTCTTCATGGTCTCGTCTCCTGACTGTTGGTTTCTTTGCTCGGTGAACGCGCGGGCCTTAGCCCGCGCGCAGTGGCCTAGTTCGTGGTGCCGTCCGTGATGCCGTCGACGTAGCGCATCGCACCCGGTCTGCGGATCTCGACGGAGCCCACGCGGAAGATGCCCGGGATGTCGAACGTGATGGGACCAGTCTGCCAAACGGGCAGGAAGCGGTGGACCATCGGCACGTGCAGCTTGAGCACGCGCGGATCGCGACGGTAGGCGACCATGCGGCCGACGCCGCTGGAGCCTGCGGTGCCGAGTCCGAGCACGCCGCGAATCGTGAGCGGGATGCCCGTGGTATGCGTGTAGAGGTTGTTCTTCGCGAGGTACTCCAGCGCGGTGACGGCCGTGTTGGGGATGCGCGAGATGGACAGCTGGTTGATCGCGTCCACCGGCAGGAGGACCGTGTCGGCCATCTCGACGGTGTTCGACGACTCGTAGACTCCGGTCAGCGCACCGTTGACGTCGGCGATCTGCTGGTCGGCAGTCTTGTTGACCCACAGGCGCTGCGCTGGTGCGCCCGATCCGGTGCCGCTGGCTGCGGCGTCGACGCGGGTGACGGTCGTGCTGTTGATCAGCCCCGGGAAGCCCTTGCCTGCGTCGCCCTTGTACGCGAGCCGGTCCATGAACTGCTCGTAGGCGAAGCGCGCGGCCTCGGCGCGTTCGGCGCTGAGGTTCGTATTCGGGACGAGCATGGCCTGACCCAGCTCCTCCAGATTGTAGCGATAGCCGATGCCGGCCATCTCGATGCCCTGCTCAAACTTGGCGCGGTTGACGTTGGCGAGGCGCATGTCCGTCGCCGTGCCGTCGAACCAGTCGGCCTGACCGACCTTGTCCATGCTGAAGTACGTCACGGACTTGGCCCACTCGTTCGCAGAGGTATCGATGGGGATCAACTGCGAGTAGATGATCTCGGGGTACTGGATCTTATAGACCTCAGCCTCGATGTAGGTGGATTGCTCGACCAGAAAGCTGAGCGCCTGCTGGTTGTCAACGAGATACATGATTCAAGTCCCTTCTTGTTTGTGCCGCTAGATCCTAGCCGCCGTGTTGGTTACCCGACGTATCCGGGATTCTCGATGCGAAGAACAGCGACGCCGCCAGCAGCGGCCGAGGTCATCCACCGCGCGTTGGTGAGCAGCGTACCGCCCGAGTGCCCGAGGACGCCCGTGGTGGCGTTGAAGTAGACGGCCTCACCGGCGACGACCGCATCCTCAGCGGTGAACCACCAGTCGCCGCGAACCGCGACGCCCATGTTCTGACCGGCAGCATACTTGTCGGTGAACACGTTGACCTGATTCGAGACGTTCGCGATCGTGATGCCGACGACGATGCCGGAGCCGGCGATGCGAGCCCCGCGATCGGCGACGCCCTGCTGCACGACAATGCCGTAGCCGACACCAGCAGCTGGCGACGCGTTCTCCTCGAAGATCTTCGTATCGACGTCCCAGCCGCTCTCGCTGGCGGGCATGCCGTTCTGAGCCGCTGCGAGGTAGCGGTTATAGGTGGACTGGACGGGTCCAGAGGGTTGCAACATAACTCAATCTCCTTGTTTGGTTATTCCTTGGGTTGAAAGGAAGCGCGGGACCGCGCCCCAGCGTTACTGAGCCTTCGAGCGCCAAGCGTCGTTGAGACGCTTCGTGTTCTCCGCGAACGCGGCGTCGCGTGCGGTGGCAGCGTCGTTCGTGACGGTCTGCCCGGCGAAGTTCGCCTGCCTGAGATTGTCGGCGAACTGGCGCGTGCCGCTTCCCTTCTTGACCGCGTCTGCGGTCAGCGCGGTGAAGGCGCCGACGATGGTCGCGTCGTCCATGCCCTTCGCCGAGTCGCCGAGCTTCAGGGACACCGCGTCACGACGAATCGTCTCCGAAGACTTGCCGTCGAACGTGTAGGTCTTGGAGTCCAAGATCGACCCTGCGGCGGTGATCACCGCGAGGCGATCCTTGACCATGGTGTCGAGCTTCTCGGGAGTCACGGCCGCGTCAGTGACCTGCTTCTTGAGGACCACGATCTCGCCGTCCCGCGCGCTGATGGTCGCCTTCGCGTCGGTGCAGTCCTTCTCAGCCTTCTTCTTGTCCTCGTCCATCTTTTCGAGGTCGGCCTTGGCGTCCTTGATCGCCTTGGTCAGATTCGCGATGTGGCGGTCGATGATCGCCGCAGACTGGTCGTTGGCGACGTCCACCGGCACGCCGTCGATGATCAATTGCTTCATAGTTGGTACTCCATCCTTCGTTGGTGACACGTAAGCGTCGCAATGCGGACACTTGCTCGCGTCTGGTGAGATGTCGCCCCCGCAGTACGGACACGACACGTAATCTGGTGAACTGTTGTCAGCATCACACGCAGTCAGATTGGCCTGCGGGTGAGAGGTCGTCATGCTGCCGAACTTGACGCGCATCCGGCTGGGGTCGGTGGGGTGTGGTCCTACGACCGTCCCCTTCTTGTTGTGGTTGTAGTCTCCGGGGTCACTGAGTTTGACCTTCGACCCCTTCGGCATCAGCACCGCGTCCTTGAACGACGCGGACAGCTCGCTCTCAAGTCCGAGCGCCTTGGCCCGCTTGCGGATGTGCGCCTTGGCAGCGCTCGGGTCCTTCGCTCGGCCGATGGCCTCCATCGCATGGTGCAGATCCTCCGCGTTGCGAATCGGGAAGCCACCGCCCGGCATCGCCGCGCCGGACTTCGCCAGCTCCTCGCGCTGTGCGGCGGTGAAGTCGGTGTCGTACATGAGCGCGTCGCTCGACAGGTACTCACCGATGACATCGTCCTCGTCCTCGTCCTCGTCGTCATCGCCGTCCGGGTCGCTCTCCTCGTCCATCTTGTCGAGCATGGCCTGCCAGCCGCTCGCGTCACCGATCCGAAGCTTGTCCCCGCCGCGCGCCAGCGGCACGACCGCGAGGTGATTGCCCCGGATGTTGGTCTGGTAGGCGTCACACGCGGTGCCGTCCGGCGCCTTGCCGTCGGTCGTCCACTTGAGGTCGGTGGAGTAGCCCATAGACAGCTCCTTGATGCCCTGCTTCTCGTAGGCATCGATAATGCGCTGATCCATCATGACCATGGGCACGCGGATGAACTCGCCGTCCCTCACGACGTGGTCCCCGGTCTGACCACCGCTGTACTTCTTCCAATTCTTGCTGGTCACCGGCACCTTGGGGTGGGTCAGCGTCACCGGCCTGTGCGCGAAGGACCGCAGCGCATCGGCGTTGAACACCTCGTCCGGTGGCCTGTAGACGCGGACCTCGCCCATGTCGGGCCGGCCAACCTCGCTGCCCCTGTAGATCTGGATTCCCGTCCGCGCCACGCGCGCGAAGGCCGCTAGGTAACCGTCGCTCGTGCGGTGCACGTTGTCAACGGTGAAGGCGTCTGTCAGCTTCATCGTCATCACTCCATGTCCTCGGGCCGCGAGCCCGCCTTGTTGTCGAGCCACGCCATGACGTCGACCTCGCTCATACCCCCCGGCACGTCTCGGGCCGGAACGAACCTGCCGTCCGGCAGAGCGATCATGACCGGGGGGATCGCCTCTCCGTTCCTTACAACCACGACGTCGTCTGCGGTCGTCGTGTACGGTGCGTCTGCCATCACAGCTCCTCCATGTAGATATCTTTACCCTCGACCTTGGTGACGTGAAACTTGGTGCCGGACTTGAACACGACCTCGCCGCCACCCTCCTCGGGGTTGAACGCTCGCAAGTCGCGCGCCGACTTGCTCTTGATGTAGAAGGTGTTGTCGCCCCAGAGCTTCGCCTTGACCCCGGCGCTAGTGAACTGGTTCTCGATCACGACGCCGCCTACCGCGTCCTTGTACTTCTGGAACGCAGATGGCGTGAGGCTCGCACCGCGCACCACGTCGCCCTCGTACTTCGGCATCTTGTCGAGCGCGTCATTAAGGGCGCTGGCATACTGGTGCTGTGCCATGGACAGTACACCATTGCGCAGCTGCTCGTTGACCGGGCCGTAGTGCGATCCGACGTATGCCTGTATGAACTGACCCTGCGTCGGAGTGATGTTGAGACCATGCTCCTCGATCTTCTGCTGCATGTACGAATCATTGCCAGCATGTCCGATCGCTTTTAGAACTTCATAGTGGTGCTTCGTCTCCGGGTCCATGTTGGCCCACTTGGCCGCCTCCTTGGCCTTCGCCTCAGCGACCTTGGCTGCGATCTTGGCCTTCTGCTCCACCTGAAGCGCGGTCTCTGCCTGCTGCTGCGCGGTCATGAGAGGAATCATGCTGTGCTGCAGCTTCTTGAAGTCGTCGACCTTCTCCTTCAGCGCCTCAGGCTTGGACACCACCTTGCCCTCATACTTCTCGTTGAACAGGTCGACTAGCTTCTGCGCCTCGGGGTGGTTCTGCGGCGCACCGGGTACGTACTGCAGCAAGAGCTTCGCGTTCTTCTCGGCCTTCTTCAGCTCCTCGGGAGTCGCGATGCCCGGCTCGAACTTCGGCACCGGTGCCACCGCGACCACTGGCTTCGCTGCAGCGGCCTCCTTGACGTGGTACACACCGACCTCATCATCCTCGCTTCCCGGAACGACTGCGGGGTGCCACTTTGCGACCTGAGCAGCCATCCCAGCGTGCTCGGACTCGACCATGATCGTATGGGTATTCCCCATCACGACCGTGGTGTACGGCACTCCGGCGTTCTCCAGCGACTGCTTGAAGTTGCCGACCGGACTGTCGACGTCGTGCTCGGCAGCCTTCGGTGCTGGCGCGACGACTGCGGGCTCCAGTCCCTTTGGCACAATGGCCACGACCTTGCCTCCCTTGGCCGCGACCTCCTCCGGCGTCATCGGGTGGCCCTTGTAGTGGAAGGCACCGCCCGGCAGCTTGGTCTTGACGAGGTTCAGGTTGAGGTCGCTCGCGGTCTTCGGAACGCCGATCGACGGCCACCCGAGCGCCTTCTTCATCTCGTCGGCCGTGGTGCCCTTCATCAGCAGGTGCTTGGCGTGCTCCATCTTGGTCTTGAACACTGGAGTCACCGGCACGGCGGCGGGCGTGAGGTCCAGCCCCGGCGCCTTGGTGATCTCGGCGGCCAAGTTCGGCTTGGACTTCGCCGTGATGATGTTGGCGTAGGAGACTAGGTCGTCCTTGCGCGCGATCAGCTGGTTGGCCAGCGCCATCGTGCCGCCGTTCTTGATCACGGTCTTGACGATGTCGCCGTCTGGTATCTTCTTGACGCGGTCGATGCTCGCTGCGATCTCGACGTTGTGCATGCTGCCGTACAGCGCAGCGGCGTCGGGCGACGTGCTAGAATTGCGCAGTGACTCGATCTCGTGCACGGTCTCACCGAACGCCTCGCCCTTCAGCTCGCCCTGCGCCCTGTACTTCAGTGAACCACCGGTGTCGAGCACAGTTACCTTGCCGCCCTGCGTCACGCCGATGTTGTCGCCACCCGTGCCCACCGCGTCCCAGTTGGCGAGCCAAGCGTGCACGGCGAAGTCGCTCTGAGCCGTCTTGCGCTCCACCGGGCTCAGCTGAGACACGTTGTTCTTGACCAGTGGCTGCATGACGGTGGCGACCGCCTTCCCGCTCGCTCCCTTCACCGGCACGTAGTTCAGTGTGTTGACGCCCGCGAGCTGGTACAGCTTGGCCGCGATCACCTCGTTGGCCGCGTGGTCCGAGGACTTCAGCTGCTTGATGTAGAACTGCACGCCGGTGGTCTTGTCCTTATAGACCCCGCCCTCGTTGCTCCCCATCTTGCCCGAGAGCTTCTCAACGTTGGCCATGTCCACGGAGTCGACGTCACCGCCGGAGGTCCACTCGCCGTGTGCATTGCGCGGCTCGTCCGGATTGTAGTCGTCCCTGACGACCTTCTTCTTGCCGAACACAGGCCGCGCAGGCTCCGCGTACCTCGACGCGAACTTCGGCGGCACGGCGGCGATGACCGGGGGTGCGGCCTGCCTCGCGATCTTCTGCCCGCTGGATATCTCGGCGAGTGCTGACGACTGCAGTCGACCGTTGTCCACGTTCCACGCCCCGCCCTCGCCGCGCGCCAGCGACTCCCGCATGTCGGCCGGGAATCGCATGCCGAGCTTCTGCGCGGCTCCGAGCACCTGCAGGTGGATGGCCTTGAGTGCATCCCACGCCAGCACGTTGCCGTGCGAGTCGACCATCTTCCGCAGCGAAGCGAAGCTGCTCTTCTTGCCCTTGTAGTCGAAGTTGTCGCGAGCGATGTCCTTCGCGTAGCTGAGCGCGGAGCGCTCGCTCGGGTTGATGAGCACCTCGACGGACCCGGAGCTGGCACTGGGACCGACAGGGTTGTCCAGATTCGCCGGGTCGAAGTTCATCATCACTGACTTCTCGGGCATCGGCCTGTCGCTGAGTCCCTCGGACCAGCGCCCTCGGTCGTCGCGCTCCTCGCTCGGGTCGTAGTCGTGCAGCTGCACCCGCCGCAGCATCGCCAGCAGTCCCGGGTGCAGCGGCAGCGGCGCGTTGTCCGGCTCGCGCCAGCAGTAGTCCGTGTGCTCGTCGTTCAGCTGCGGCGTGAAGGACGGGACCGACGCAGCGAACGTTGTGAAGTCCACACCCTCATCGCTGACCTTGTGGTCGACCTCGATAACGTCCTGCAGCGGCTCGTCGTAGCCGGCCTCCTCGTATACCTCACGCGTCATCGCCTCCTCGGCCGTCTCGCCCCTGTCGATGCCGCCGGCCGGAAGGCACCACTCGCCCGGGTGGTCGCTGCTGGTGCTGCGCCTGAGGAACAGCACGCGCCCCTCCGGGTCGCACAGCATCGCGCCAGCGGCGAAGGTCGTGCGGGGGTCGCGCACTGGTACAAGGACTAGGTCTCCGGTCTCCCACGCGAACCGATTCATGTTCACTGCACCACCTCCAGAGTTAGGCGTCCGTCCCTGCGGTGGGCCACGTAGCTGGAGCCGCGAGCAATGACCAATTCCTTCTCATCCGAGTTGTTTGACAGGTGACCGATCGGCAGGGCTCGCGACCCCCTCGGGATGATCACGTCGACCGACTGGTATCCCTTCTTCATGTTCCTATCGATGAAGGCGCCACCACCGACTGACGTGCTCACATAGCCACGGTCCATGAATATCTTGCCACTGTTCGAACTGAGCATCTGGTAGACGTCGGGCGGCACGAGCCTCGTCGCCACGACGTCCTGAGCGAGGCTCGCGCGGCCCAGTAACTGGTCCATGTTACTGACGGCGGTCTTGTCCGCGTCGCCGTGCGGCAGTCGTGCGTCGGACCTCAGCGCGTTGTTGATGCTCTTGTAGCCATCGGCGCAGTAGTACTTGACGCTGGACGCCTCGGCTGGCGTCACCGGGTCACCGCGAAGGGACTTATCCATCATCGCACTGAAGTCGCCCGCACTGCCTCCAGTCCACTGACCGTGATCGTCGCGCGGCTCGTCTGGGTTGAAGGCGTCGCGCACCGTGGCGAAGCGCCTATCGCCCACTGGCACGAAGGCACAGCGGCAGCGCGGGTGCGCCGGGATCAGCAGGTCGGCCTCGTCGATGTCGTACGGCCCGCCCTCGCTGATGTCTTGGCAGTCCTGACAGACCTCGTCGTCACCAGCCGTGAGGACCTCGACCTGCTCGGCGATGAACTTGCGCTTCTTCCGCTTGGCGTCTCGCGTGAGGGGAGGTGAGGAGGTCCTCGCCCTCACGCGCTCCGCCTGCGTCCCCACGGTGGTCACCCCGGCCGCTCGGAAGGCGTCGAGCGACGCGAGCGCGTGGGCACGCACGACCATGAACTCCGCCATCGCCCGCGAGCGCTGCACGCCGACCGACCTGATCACCGCGCCAACGGCTTGCGTCGTCCTGCTCGCGGACCACTGCGCGATGTCCGCCTCCGCGAAGGCGCGCGTCGCCTGCTGACTGACCGCGTCGCATATGCCCTGCAGCTCCGAGGCAGTCAGCGCCACGATCACAGAGGTACGGTCCTGCGCGGCGTCGTGTACGCGCAACTTGCGTGTATCCACGAACACCTCCTGCTCGTGGGTGTACCGCGAGCCCGGGTTCAGCTTGTTGAGGTCGATGGCCGGTGTGCTCTTGGTTAGCTTGATAGAGCGTATCTCGCTCTCGCCCTCGAACAACTGCCTACGCGCCTGCTCTCGACTCTTGGAGAACGACGTTCCCTTCTTCCCAATCCTGCCGGCGCGATACACGGTGATGGCACCGGGGTGGAGGTCCTCGCGACCACCGCCAGATGTCGTTTTTGCAGACAGTCTCGTGAGTACAGCCCGCGCCCTGTCGTCCGCAGGGTTCTCCTGATACGCCGCAGCGGCAGCGGTCCACCGACCGTGGTCGTCGCGCTGCTCGTCTGGGTCGAAGCCGTCGGTCGCGAGCATGCTGGCCGCGCGCTGCTGACCGATGGCCGCCCCCTGCCGCACGTAGCGCGAGACCCACAGGCCGTCGCTGCCGCCCATGACGATCTGGCGCAGCGCCTCGTCGAGCCAAGACCTGAACGCCTGCGAGGGCTCCTCACCTGTCATCGCGGCGTGCGTGATGGCGTGCGCGCGGTTCGCGAACCTAGCACCTATGGCCTCAGCAGCAGCGACGCGGAGCTTCTGCCAGCGGCCGTCGAGCGCTGACGCGAAGGCACTGCGCACGGCCCCCGTCCCCGTGGGGTCGGACCTTGACGCTGCATCGAGGACGTGAGTCCTCGATGCAGCGCCATTACCGCGTGGTCCGCACAAGCATGGTGCGTAGTAGTTCAACTTACTTGGCGACGACCGGCGCCACGGTGTGCGGCTTGTCCTCAGAGTCCTCGCCGATCTTCGTGGTCCAGTCAGTGCCGGCGAAGCTGGTGTCGGCGTCGACCTTGATGCCGTCCAGATCTGCGCCCGACATCAGGTTGCCGCCGAAGTTGGCACCCTGACAGAACGCGCCGCGCATGATGGCGTTGCGCATCTTGGAGCCGGCCATGTTGGCGCCCTGAAGATAGGCACCCTTCCACTCGCTATTGTCGAACTTGCCGCAGCCGCAGTTCAGACCTTCGAGGTGCTGACCGCAGACGTCCAGCCCGGCGAGCTGAATGTCCTTCGCGACGGCGTCCTCGATCGCGTCCTTGATGGTCGCGTAGTCGCCCTCGAAGAGGACGGTTTCTTCGTCGCGATTCTTGAGTTGAATGTGAGGCATTCTCAATCCTTCAGGAGGTTTAAAATCACCACTTCACAAATATGCGTCCCTGCGCGGGTGATGCAGACGCAGAGGGCATATCCTAACTCAGGCATCCAGCTCCGTGTGAAAGCAGAACGCCCGCTTGACCTGCTTCACCTTGACAGCGGTCGCGGATGCAGTCACGCACGACTTCAGGTCAGGCTCTATCAGCACGAGGCTCGTACCGGACTCGAGCACCAGCAGGAGGAACCAAGTAGTAATCATCGTCCGAAGAAGTGCGGCGACTGGTAGTAGCCACTCGACACCCCCATCAGACTCAGCAGCCAGCCGACGATCACGATGATGCACAGCAGGGCGACGACGATCCTGCCCCACTTCATCACGTCCGGGCTCAGCGTGTAGCCGAACACGTTGGTCACGACCCACACGATCACGAACGCAATCAGTACGACGATCGCGCAGTACAGGCACACGTTGAGGAACCCGAGTAGCAGGGCTGATGCACTCATGTCGTAGCTCCTATCTTCTTTGGTCCCGCGATCTGCTTCTTCTGCGGAGGCCCGGCGATGGCCTTGGGACCAGCACCAGCGACCGCAGACTTGCTCAAGAGCAACTGGTGCTGCGCCATCTCCTCCGGCGTCGGCTCTGGTGGCTCCGCGCCGTGCTCATCGATCGCGTCGTCGAGGCCCGCGTAGTCGCCGTCCTCGATCATCTGGTTGACGACCGCCTGCCGCAGGGCGTCCTCGTTGATGAGCCCGAGGTTGACGTACACCTGCGTCGTCTGCGCACGCTGCAGTCGTATGGTCGACAGCTCCTTCGGGTCCGGCCTGTAGAGCGGCGTCCAGTCGTAGTAGATCGACGGGTCGTACTTGCCGAGCGCGGAGCGGATGATGCACTGGTCCAGCGGCGTCATCGCCGGGCTGTACTCGGTCTTCTGCTTCGACTCGATGCGATCGTAATAGTTGTACAGGTCACTCTCGCCACCGCTCGTCGCCTGAC